CTTACTTGCTGACTTATGTTAACACCCGTAGTAACCTCATTGGGTCAGCCGACCTTGATAGGTGGCTGATCAGCCCAGACATGCTTGAGTGTTTGGATAGTACATCGAATACATATCCGACGAGCATGGCTTTGCCGTAGGTTGGGTTGTCAACAACGTCAGCGTAAGCTCTCCGCAAGGCTTTCAGCACTATGTACCGCTGTGTGTTATTATTACGCACTACTGTTTGTCTAGTACGTACTAATTGCACAGCATTAAGTGTTGCCTTCCTGAGCTTCTTGATGATGTCTTTGACTGGTACTTGCAGTTGGAGCAGACTCCGTAACACCAAGGCATATGATGTCACGCCGGGCAAGTCCGATGGCAAATCGACTTCCTCTGTCCTGTCCTCAGTCTCTATGTACCAACTTATGTTGGCGTCCTCAAGTTCAGAAATACCCCCGACCACTCTATGTGAAGTTTTGATCCAATAGAAATCAGATTCGGTATTGTTGAACATGGGCGCCATGCGAGAGTAATATATTTTCCGTAGGGCAGCCACCCTCGCTATGCTACCCCCTCTTTGGACGAATTCCCTGAACCTCTCCTCCATCGCCTGTATGACGTCAGAGGCTTTTACAGCGATCTTTGACTCGATCCTCGAGTGCATCATCGTCGCTATATTCCTAGTGAGGTACTGACCGTGTTCCCCCCGCATGTGGTCAACTCTTAGAAATTCAGCGATTCCGCCGAACCCGCACTTCTTGCGCTGCAGGCGTATATTATAGCGTCTGGCGTTGTGCACTATTGTTCGTGCGATCGCTAAGTTCCTAGTCCCCATGAGAACGTCATCTCCGTTGTGGACGGAGCGCTTGGTGACTCGACTTCCTTCAGTTAGCTTCTCAGTGTAAATATAGTTCAACACGGAATTCATGAAAGTCGTCAGCCGCCAGCCAGACATTAAAGTTCCTTTTGCGTGGTATGAGGTTTTCGTGCCCATATTATCTATAACAACGGTGTTGTCTAGCGACTCTGAGGTCCACTGAGCAGCCTTAACCTGTTCAGGAGTTAGGTGGCTGCCGCAAGCATCCAAGTACGCCCGTATAACCGCTTTCATCGCTGGCAGGCTGTGTTGACTGTTAAAATCTTCAAAGTCAATACACATTGGCAAGTTATCCTCCAGCACTGCTTTAACCCTAGCATTCACAAAAGATGGACGTGCCTTGTCGCCGACTGGGAATTCCCTTGGCAATATGTCCTCACAGTTGTAAAATGCGAAGTGAGCTAACACGTAGCTGGTTAAGTCTGTGCCGTAGATCGCACGCTCTTTAGCCCACTCGTATTTTATTGATGACCACGCCCGAAGTTCTGGGGACCTGTTCAGATAGTAGTCTATCTTCTTGTCCCCGGTTAATACTAGCGCGATAAATTTATTCTTGAGCTCACGTTGTCGTGGCACGTCCGCCAGGTCCTCGGGATACTGGCTATGTATGGAGCCTGACGCAGACCATTGCCATCTGGCATCCCAGTACTCTTGCCACGTTAGAGTCTTGGGGTGTTTTTTTGTCTCATCATGTTTTGAAAATAAGATAAAGGCTCGCGAGTAAATGAAGTCTTCATCGACCTCAGCTAGATTAGGTTCGAGTCTGTTCCTTTTCTCACCCTCCCAGTCAACTGCGCCATAGGACCTGTTTAGCAACACGTCTGCCTCGAATACTGGGCGTAAGTCCACGGAGACTAGGTTCTGATAGGACTTGGCGACCACTGATAATGACTTGGCCACATTAGCGAATTCCTGTGCGCTTGACACATCTAACAGTCCTGAAGTGGCTATCTTCTTGAACATAATGTTGTTTAGCGAAGCCAACCACAGCATTACTCCAGCTATCATGCTGGTTGTGCAGTCTGGCGGTAGTCGCATAGCGTGTTTAGCTTTAATACGTCCTTTTGCGTCTAGGCTATGCCACACCTCTTCAGCCTTGAAGTGAATGTGGTGATCGCCCGATATCTTCGGAGCCTCAAGTCGAGGCAATCCTTCTTCAGTGATACGCCATTTGCAGCTCATCTCTGGCAGTCCCAGAAACACGTTATCTACATCGCACCAGTCATTATAGTATCCTTGAAAGTTACCTAAGAAGTGACGAGACACGGCACCGACAATGTTGAGATAACACGAGTCCAAATCTTGATCCACTCTATAATAGACGTAAGTGTTGCTAACGCCGGGCAAGAACTTTGCCCGTACTACAGTCCCGTAATAATCATAACTCCCTTCTCCTGAGAGGCAGACGTCTTCCATTCTGTCAATCAGTAAATATTCAGCCTCACCGAATTCCACCGCATATATGTTTTTATTTAGCGTTATCCTGATCGCTACAGGCGCGTATCCATCGCGCATTCGAAGGGTTAGTGGTGGACCATCGTGTGTACCCCTAGACACATCAATAGCCTCGAAGCTCTCTCGTG